TTTTTACTTTTTCTACTGGTTCTATCTTACTCTTTCTGAACATGAAAATACCCCCATATAGGACTTTTATATTTCATTGTCCTATATGAGGGTAGCATATCAAAATGGGTGCTTTCTTTTTACTCAAAATTCAAGGAAAGGAGTGTGAACCGGAATGAAGAAGCTGTTCATCAGTCAACCCATGAAGGACAAGACTGACGCTGAAATCCTGGCAGTTCGTGAACAGGCAATCCAGTCTGCAAAGAATCTGCTTGGTGAGGATGTGGAAGTCATTGATTCCTTCTTCCAGAATGTACCGCATGACGCTACACCGCTATGGTTCCTAGCAAAGTCCTTGGAACTGCTGGCAACTGCTGATGTGGTGTATTTTGCCAAGGACTGGGAAAAGTATCGTGGTTGCAGGATTGAAAACACCTGTGCCATTGAATACGGCATCACGGTCATTGAGAACTACAAGCATTGATAACTAAGCACCTTCGGGTGCTTTTTTCATGCCCTGAACATGGCATTAAACTGTTCAGTCCAACGAAACACTACTATGTGAATAACTGGCTGACCTTAACCGGAACAAACCGGAATAACAAAGAGAAAGGAAGAAAAGAAAATGTTGGAATGGTTACAGACGATTTTAGAAGGTGCAACAATCACAGATGGAAAACTTGATGTAACTGGTGTGATGAACACAGTGCGAACAGAATTTCCAAAACACGCGGTTCCAAAAACTGATTTTAATGCAAAGGCGGATAAGCTGAAAGCAGCAGAAGACACTATCACGGCATTGAAGAAAGATGTAGGTGATAACGAAGATCTGAAGGGAAAGATCAAAGAATATGAAGATCAGATCAAGGTGCTTCAGGCTGATCAGGTGAAGGCAGCGAAGACCTATGCATTAAAGGCAAAGCTAACAGAAGCAGGTGCCATTGATCCAGACTATCTGATCTACAAGCAGGGTGGAGTTGAAAAATTCAATTTTGATAAGGACAATGCACCGATTGGTGTTGATGATGTGATTAAGCCACTAAAAGAATCTTCACCGCATCTGTTCAAATCTAACGGACAGGGTGGTGGTTATAATCCGTCTGCCGGTGGATCAGGAGCACCAGGCACAAATCCTTGGAAGAAAGAAACCTATAATCTTACTGAACAGGGAAGAATCCTGAGAAGTGATCCAGTACAAGCAAAACAGCTTGCAAGCGCAGCAGGAATCACTTTAAATTTTTAAGAGAAAGGAATGATAAACTATGGCAGGTACTACACTTTCTGATGTAATTGTACCCGAACTTTTTAATCCGTATGTGGTTAAGAAAAGTATGGAACTGACCGCATTGTATCAGTCAGGCATTATTGTTAATAACGCAAAATTTGATGAACTGGCATCTGAAGCAGCACCGGTTCACCACATGCCGTTCTTCCAGGACTTAACTGGGGAATCCGAGGACGTAATTGAAGGTGCTGATCTTACTGCAAAGAAAATTGCATCCAACGAGGATGTATCCACCACCATTCGCAAAGCGAATATGTGGTCCGCAACAGATCTGTCTGCTGCATTATCAGGTGCAGATCCTATGGCAGCTATTGGAGATCTGGTGGCAGGATATTGGGCGCGAGAAAATCAGCGCATTCTGATTAAGATCTTATCCGGTGTATTTGGTACTTATGATGCGAATCCGAATCCGGATTCGGATGGTAGTCATGATTATCAGACACCATTAAAAGATCATATTCTTGATATTACCAATATGACTAATGCTGCTGCAAAAATTTCTGCATCATCTTTCATTGATGCGTGCCAGCTGCTTGGTGATGCACAGGGACAGTTAACTGCTGTTGCCATGCACAGTGCGACAAAAGCATATTTAAAGAAGCAGAACTTAATCCAGACAGAGCGTGATTCAAATTCTGTTGAGTTTGACACCTATCAGGGAAGAAAAGTTGTTGTAGATGATGGCTGTCCATCTATTGGTGGAGTATACACGACTTATTTATTTGGTCAGGGTGCTGTTGCACTTGGTAATGGAAATCCGAATGGATTTAAGGCGACTGAACTTGATCGAGATAAGAAAAAGGGATCTGGTGTTGATTATCTGATCAACAGAAAGACTTTTATTATGCATCCGCGTGGTATCGCATGGCAGAATCTGGTGCGTGAGCATATTGAAACCCCGTCAGAAGCAGAGCTTGCAAATGCTAAGAACTGGAAGAGGGTCTATGATGCTAAGCAGATCCGTATTGTAGCATTTAAGCACAAGATTGGTTAATGAAAGGAGTGAATCGCATGACTATAGCAGAACTGAAAGCCCTGGTGGACATGCGGTTACTAACCTTTGGTTATGTGACGACTGACACAGATTTAAAAATTCTGGAGTATGTAACTGGACATGCTGCACAGTATGTTTGCACATATTGCAATTTTAGAAGATGCCCAGATGATATCCCTGAATCTTTACAATATGTAGTTGCTGATCATGCTGTAGGTGAATTTTTACAACATAAAGCAACATTTGCACCAGATGATCTAAAAGGATTTAATTTGGACGTTGCAATTAAGCAGATTGTAACAGGAGATACCACAACAACATTTGCAATAGGTGAGGGATCACAAACAGATGAGCAAAAACTAAATGCGTTCATTGGTTATCTGTTGACTTATGGAAAGCATGAGATGAACTCTCATAGGGTGGTAAAATGGTAGCAGATACCATTCAGACAGCAAGAAGGGCTGCAAGATCAGCTTTTGAAAAATACCACTATGATGGTATAGTAACGGTGTCTGAATGGGGAAAAACCAAAGATCCAGAAACAGGATTGACACATCAAGGTGAAAAAATTCTACTTAAAAATCAGCCTTGCCACCTATCAGCAGAAAGCAATGCAGCTGCTACCCAGACAACCAGTGCTGCACAAGTCTCACAAGTGATCAAGCTATTTGTTTCACCAGATCTGGATATTAAGCCAGGATCAAAGATTGTGGTAACACAGGCTGGTATAACTACTGCATATACCCATAGTGGAAAAGCAGCAGTATATGATACACACCAAGAAATCATTCTTGATCTTTTTGAAAGGTTTGCATAATGGGTAAGATGGGAAAAATAAATTATCAGCAGCTAAAGGATTTTGAACGAAAGTTAAAAACTATGCAAAATCCTGATGTGTTTGTAGAATCGTGCGCAAAAGAGTTAGCTGCAAGATTGCTTGCAAAAGTGATCAAACGTACACCAGTAGGTGACTATCCAAACGGATCTGGGAAGAAGGGTGGTACACTTAGAAGAGGGTGGACTGGTGAAAAACGTGCATCTGCAAGTGGGTATGCAGATACATTGACAGTCAATCATGTTGGTGACAAGTACGTGATAGAAATCATCAATCCAGTAGAATATGCATCTTACGTGGAATATGGACACAGAACAGCTAATCATAAAGGCTGGGTACCGGGTGTGTTCATGATGACAATTTCTGAACAGGAACTTCAAGCAATTGCACCTAAAGTCCTTGAAAGAAAGATTAAGAAATATATGGAAGGGTTGACAAAATGATCAATGAAATTGTGAATGCAGTTGTAAAAGAATTAAATGATGAATTTAATGCTGAAACAGATAAATATGAAATTTACAATGAAGAAATTAAGCAGGATCTTAAAGAACCGGCTTTTTTTGTACAATCCATTAACCCTTCCACTAATCTTTTTCTGGGTAAACGATATTTTCAACAGGTACACATCCTGATTCAATATTTTCCAGAATCAAAGGATTATCAGGTAGAGTGTAACAGGATTGGAGAACAACTAATCTGGGTGGTGGAATGGGTTACTTGTAGAGGTGATAATCTACCTATCCATGGAAGCAATACGCACTATGAAGTGGTTGATGGTGTGCTGCATTTTTTTGTGGATTATGAATTTTTTATTCGAAAGGTTGAAAATCATGACCTTATGGGATCCATGGAGTTAAAGCAAAATATAAAGAAAGGAAGTGACTGAATATGGCACAGAAGAAAGTAACACTTTCTGAAACAACAGAGGTGAATGTTCAGACTGTGACTGAACCAGCTTTTTCAAAAGAGCAGCTAGTGGGCTGCAAAAAGTATTCAGGAAGACAGGATCTGGTGAATGCTCTTCTGACAAATGGTCAGAAGTATACTTTTAGCCAGGTTGATAAAATGATTCAGGACTTTGATACTGAGGATTTTACAGAAAATAAAGAAAGGAATGGTGACAAATAATGGCGCTTGGTGGTGGTTCATTTATTAGTCAGAATAAGGTGCTTCCGGGTGCGTACATCAACTTTGTGTCCGCAGCATCTGCAAGTGCAACACTGTCTGATCGAGGTGTTGTAACTATGCCCTTAGAGTTAGACTGGGGTGTGGAAGGTGAAATTTTCGAAGTCGGTGTTGATGATTTCCAGAAGAACAGCATGAAGTATTTTGGATATCCATACACACATGAGAAAATGAAGGGTTTGCGTGACCTTTTCAGATATGCAAAGACATTATATGCGTATAAGCTTAACAGTGGCGGTGAAAAGGCAGCTTGTACATTTGCTACTGCAAAGTATCCTGGTGTACGTGGAAATGCCTTGAAAATTGTTATTCAGGCAAATGTGGATGATTCGTCTATGTTCGATTGTTATACCTATATGGATAATGTTGCAGTAGATTTACAGACAGTTTCCGCTGCTGCTAATCTGGTAGATAATGATTATGTGGTCTTCAAGAAGGACGCAACCCTTTTAGTTACTGCATCTACCCCATTAACTGGTGGAAGTACTGGAACAGTTCCAGGACAGGCATATCAGGGGTATTTTGATAAGATTGAATCTTATCGTTTTAATACCATGGGTATTGTATCAACTGAGAACGTTGTGAAAGGCTTAGCTGCATCATTTGTCAAGCGTATGCGTGATGATGTCGGTGTAAAGTTCCAGCTTGTTTTACATGATTATAAATCAGCAGATTACATGGGAACTATCAGTGTGAAGAATGAAGCGGTTGGAAGTGCTTCAAAGGCTGACTTAGTATACTGGGTAACTGGCGCACAGGCTGGATGTGCAGTTAATAAGTCCCTACAGAATAAGGCTTATGATGGCGAGTATACAGTAAACGTGGACTATAATCAGTCTGATCTTGTCAAGGCTATCCAGGATGGAGAATTTACATTTCATAATGTTAACGGTACTGTACGTGTCTTAAATGATATCAACACAAAAGTAACTGTATCTGATACAGAAGGTGAGATCTTCAAAGACAATCAGGCGGTTAGAGTCATTGATCAGATCGGTAATGACATTGCAGTCCTGTTTGCAACTAAGTATTTAGGCGCAGTTCCAAATGATGCTACTGGTCGTATTTCATTATGGTCCGACATTGTGCAGCATCATCAGGATCTTCTGACCATTCGTGCTATTGAAGACTTTGATGATAAAGATGTGGTTGTCAGTCCTGGTAATGATAAGAAATCAGTATCCATTCAGGACGCTGTAACTGTAGTAAGTGCAATGGGTAAGTTGTACATGACTACAGTAGTTTTTTAAAATCTAAAGAAAGGAAGAAAAGATTATGCCTAATATTACTGTAATGAAAGCAAAAGATGCAATTTCTGCAAGACTGGCTGAATGCTACGTTACCATCAACGGCAGACGTTACAATTTTATGCAGATGATTGATGTAGAGTTTAAGATTGATAAGACGAAGGGTAAGGTATCCCGTCTAGGTGCTATCATGGCCGGTCACAAGTCCTATGGTATGGAAGGTACATTTTCTGGCACCATGCACTATAATACTACTGTGATGCGTCAGCTGCTGGCCGACTTTAAGAACACTGGTGTTGATACTTACTTTGAAGTACAGATTACCAATGATGATCCGGCATCTGATGCACGTAGACAGACAGTCATTTTCTATGATTGCCTGACTGATGGTGGTGTGCTTTCCAAGTTTGATGCGGATTCTGAGGGTGAGTCTCTTGATGAGTCTATTGAGGGTACCTTCGATAATTTCTCAATTCCAGAAGGATTTACAGAGCTTGCAGGATTTGCTGCTTAATTTGAATTTAAAATATTTAAGGGTCCTTTGCATGGAGACATGTGAAGGATCTTTTTCATGTAAAGAAAGGAAGTATATAAAATGTCAAAGTTTTTAAGATTCATGAAGTCAAATAAGACCACAAAAGCAAATGAGTTTTATGCACCTACTGCATCCCTATGTGACGAAAACGGTAAGCCGCTGGAGTGGGAGTTTAGTCATATCACATCTAAGCAGAATGAGCAGATGCGCGAGAACTGCACAGTCGATGTTCCGATTACTGGTAAGCCTAACATGTATCGTCCAAAGCTCAATACTTCCAAGTATCTGACACAGATGGTTGTTGCTTCCACTGTTTGCCCGGATCTGTATGACGCAGAGCTTCAGGACAGCTATGGTGTCAAGACTCCGGAAGATCTGTTATTTGCCCTGGTGGATGATGCTGGTGAATATCAGAATCTTTGTGTTTGGGTGCAGAAGTTCCAGGGATTTACAAAAGTCCTGAGTGATAAGGTTGATGAAGCAAAAAACTGATAAATGAGGGTGATGCAGAATCAACTTATGCCTATTACTGTTTGCATAAGTTACATATTTTGCCCTCACAGTTTTTGGCTATGGATGAAGCTGAAAAAGCATTTGTTATAGCCGCCATTGACATTAAAGCTGAAAACGATAAACGAAAAGAAAAAGAAATCAAGCGGAATGCTAAGAAAGGGAAATAACCTATGGCAAGTATCAGAACGGGTATTGAACTTCAAGATAATTTTTCACCAGTACTTGAAGGAATTATGGTATCTGTTTCCGAAGCGGTTAATGGTATGCAGCAGATGCAGCATACTATGAACGCTGGTGTTGATACTTCTGCTATCACGGATGCAGTAGATGATATTGATTCTGCTACAGCAGCGGCCAGAGAACTGACGGAAGCATTGCAAAACATTCATGCACCGATTGTTAATTTGGATCAGCCGAGTGTACCGCGAACTGAACCATCATATCAGCAGGATGTACCGCCACAAAGACTTGCAAATCCACCGCCAACGGTGAATGCAGTTGTAACAGATCAGCCAGAAATCAATGTACCTGATGATATCACTGTACCAGTGACAGCAGAAGTTACACAGCAGCCAGTGATAGACACACCAGAACCTATCACAGTTCCAGTAACACCAGAAATCACAGATACACCTGAACTGAATATACCGGAAGTTGAAATCCCACAACCTGACGTATCAGGGGTTCAGCAGTACGCAAATCTGATCAATCTTGTAGACAATGCATTGCAGAAGATTGTAGATGTGCAGAATAGAATCAATACCCAAAGTGCAGGGATTGATGTTTTGCCAGATGATACACAATCCAAAATTACAGAAGTGAATGCAAAAATTCAGCAGATGCAAGCCGCATTGAATTATTTGCGAGATAATCCGATGAATCTGGATGCAGAAGCAACCCTTCTTCAGATTCAACGGCTAAATACATCCATTGATCAAACTTTACAAGCTCAGAAAGAACTGGACACAGCACTTCAGGGAATGGATATGCCGGATATATCTCCAGTAGATATCCCCGTCAACGTAGACATTCCAGAACCTTTAGTGGATCCAGATCAACCACCTATCATCATTCCAATTCAGTGGGAAGGGTGGAAAAGTGGGGCAGATGTATTCACATCAACTGGAGTTGAACGTTTTCAAAGTGAAGTTCAGGCCGCAAACAAAGCACTGAACAAACTGAACAGGATACAACAACAGATTGAACAAAATGCAGCACAGCTTGAAATCTTACCAAACAGTGCAATGCAAGATATCACAAGTCTAGGGCAGCGCTTAACCTGGATAACTGAAAGAATCCAGGTGATAGAAAGTAATCCGCTGAATCTGGGAACGGGTGAAGCAAATGCAGAGCTTGAACAGCTAAGATCACAGCTTGATGCAGCATTACATGCACAGGATGATCTGAATGCAGCGTTACAAGATATGGATGTATCAGCAGCAAATACTGCTTACTTGCGATTATCCCAAACTATAGGAAATACAGAACGATACATCCGGGATAATATAGACGAACAAGGACAGTTTAACCAGGCAATCCAGGAAGGTGCTTCACAGGCTGATAAATTAACCGATACTATAAAAGGTGTGGTTGCAGCCTATGTTAGTATACAATCAGTTGGTAAGGCATTGGATATATCTGATCAGCTGACGCTAACAACATCAAGACTGGATATGATGAATGATGGTATCCAAGATACTTCTGATCTAGTAAAAATGGTTTATGCAGCTGCTCAGGATGCAAGAGGATCATTTTCTGATATGGCTGATGTTGTTGCCAGATTTGGTAACAACGCAAAAGAGGCATTTAGCTCATCAGCTGAGGTTGTAGCTTTTGCAGATCTAGTACAGAAACAGATGACTATTGCTGGTGCATCCACACAGGAAGCATCAGATGCTATGTTACAGCTGTCTCAGGCATTAGGATCAGGAGTCCTTCGTGGCGATGAACTCAATTCGATTTTTGAACAATCACCAAACCTGATTCAGACGATTGCTGACTATCTTGATGTACCAATTGGTCAGATTAGAGAAATGGCAGCAGATGGTGAACTGTCAGCTGGAGTAGTAAAAGCGGCTATTTTTGCCGCAGCTGACGATATCAACGCAAAGTTTGAATCTATGCCTATGACATGGAATCAAATTTGGACATCTTTCCAGAACACCGCATTGATGGCATTTCAGCCAATATTACAGCGGTTGAATCAAATTGCAAATAGTGATGCTTTTCAGGGATTTGTTAATAGTGCGATTAACGCTATGGCATCAGTCGCAAACATCATTTTGAATATCTTTGATTTGGTTGGTCAAATTGGAACATTTGTTGCAAATCATTGGTCAGTTATCGGTCCAATTGTATACGGTGTGGTTGGTGCATTAGCTGTATATGCAGCTTACTTAGCAGTCATCAAAGCCATAGAAATTGCATCAGCAGCAGCTACAACAATTCATGCAGTTGCTATGTCTGCAAAGATCGGAATTACCGCAGCGCTTACAAACTCTACGATGGCCGCAACAGCCGCGCAGATGGGGTATAATGGCGCTTTGTATGCGTGTCCGCTTGTCTGGATCATTGTGTTAATTGTGGCGCTTATAGCGCTATTTTATGCCGCTGTAGGAGCTATCAATGAGCTTGCAGGAACCAGTATTTCAGCAACTGGAATTATTGCCGGTACATTCGCTACGCTAGGTGCACTGATTTATAATGTTTTCGCGTTAATCTGGAATATTATAGCCGCGGTAGTGGAGTTTTTGGTTAATGTTTGGACGGATCCTGAATATGCGGCAAAAGCATTTGTAGTCAATGTCGGTCAGGCATTTATCAATTTTGCATTATCCTTGGTAACAGGAATGCAAAGTGCAGTCGGCTTAATCGTTGGCCTGTTTTATGCATTCGGACAGGGTGCGCAAAATGTATTCGCAGAAATTGTGAACTTTGGAATTGATGCGATTGTTGCAATCGTTAACGGTTGGAACTCTGGAGTTTATGAGGTGAAATCTGCAATCGTGGAACTGGGAACCATGTTCTTAGATTTCCTGATTAACTGCATACAGAATAATGCTTCGGCGATTGGAACATTTATAGGTGTGTGGTACGTATTTCAAGCAGCTGCCTATAATGTAATCGCATTTATTGTCAATGCATTTATTGATTTTGTAACAGCTATTGTAAACTTGTGGCAAGATGGAACCTATGAAATTAAATCAGCCTTTGTAGCAATTGGAACGCTTGTTTTGAAAGTGGCTCAGTCTATCTTATCTACAATGGGGGGACTTGTATCCGGGGTAATCAACGGAATCATTGGTGGTGTGAATGCAGCCCTTTCAGGACTGAATAGCGTGATTGATACCGTGAACATGATTCCTGGTGTAAGCATTAGCCACATTGGAGAAATGGACGAAGTTAACCTTGATTTTGGTGCCAGTAAGTTACAAGGTGTGGAAAGTGATTTGCAAGAGTGGTTAGGTGATGAACCAGAAACATGGGAAGCACCTTGGGACAAATGGGAAACAAAAGATTTGTCAGATGCATATGCTGAAGGACAAGCAAAAGCAGATGAATTGATTTCAAATTCTGTTGATGCACTTGAAAATGCAAAATCCGAGTTGCAAGAGTGGTTAGGTGATGAACCAGAAACATGGGAAGCACCTTGGGACAAATGGGAAACAAAAGATATTAATGAGGCTTTCAAAGAGGGTCAAAATATCGGAGCTGATGCAGTATCTAATCTGGAAAACTGGTTAAATAATGCAAGTAATTCTATGAACGAATGGCTTGGAGAAAAGCCAGAAAATTACTGGGAAGCTCCAACGATGGATTATATCAATCTTTCAGATGCAGCAAAAGCCGGATATGAGTTTGGCCAGGGTGTTGAAGATAAGATCTCTTCCGGATTTGATTCATCTACACTGTTAGATGGTATACCAGATGTTGATTTTTCTAATATCAGCAACGGAATTGCAGATGGTATTACTGATTCTGGAATTGGTGATGGTGTAGGAAATATCGCAGATAACACAGCAGATATTAAAGATGCACTGGATGTTACAAATGAAGATTTAAAATATCTTCGTGATATTGCAGAACAAGAAACTATCAATCGCTATACTACAGCAGAAATTCACATTGAGCAGACCAACAACAATAATATCAATTCCGACATGGATCTTGATGGAATTGTAGATGGGCTGACAGATGCAGTAAATGAAGCTGTAGATGAAATCACTGAGGGGGTACATGGATAATGGCTTATATGTTTTACTTAAAAAAATGTTTACTTCCTGTCACCCCCGAAAAGGTGACAACAACAATCAATGGAAATAATAAAACAGTCACGTTGATCAGTGAGGGTGAAGTCAATATCTTGAAAAAGGCAAAACTTACAGATATTGAATTTACCTGTTTGATCCCTAACGTAAAATACCCTTTTGGAATCTATAAGAATGGATTCCAAAAGGCATCCTACTTTCTCACTTACTTTGAGAATTTGAAAAATTCAAAGCAGCCTTTTCAATTTATCATTACCAGGGCTTTTCCAAATGGAAAAAGTCTATATGATACCAACATGAAGGTATCTTTAGAAGATTACAAAATTGAAGAAAGTGCAGATGAAGGGTTTGATTGTAAAGTAACTATCAAACTGAAACAATGGAGGGAGTACGGAACAAAAACCGTAAAAATTACCATTAAAAATGATAAACCTACAGGTGCACCAGAAACGCCCAGAAGTACGGAAAATTCCCCAACACCAACTAACACAAACAAAACCTATACAGTGGTTAAAGGTGATTGTTTGTGGGCAATCGCAAGAAAGTTTTATGGTAATGGTGCAAAGTATCAAGTGATATACAATGCAAATCCAAATGTATTTAAGGGGCGAAGTCCCAACTTGATATATGTGGGCGAAGTTCTGATAATCCCACCAGCATAGGAAGGAATGAAATCATGATAGAACTTTTGATTGCAAATGAGACTGGATCACAGGTCTATCAGCCAGCGGTTGAAGAAGGGATTGAGTGGACCACACAAAGATCCGGAACACCTGGAAAACTGACTTTCAAAGTACTGAAAGATGATATCATGAGTTTTACAGAAGGTTCAGCGGTTCGTCTGAAAGATGGTGATGATAAAATTTTTTATGGGTTTATATTTACGCAATCCAGACAAAAAGATCAAATTATTACCATCACGGCCTATGACCAACTTCGCTATTTGCAAAACAAGGATACTAAAATCTATGAAGGAAAAACTGCCACCCAGTTCATCCGGATGCTGGGGGCAGATTATACTTTGAACATTGGTACCATGGAGAATACCGGCTATGTCATTACATCCAGGGTGGAAGAAAATACGTCACTATTTGATATGATTGGAAATGCACTGGATCTGACACTGGCGAACACAGGAAAAATGTTCGTACTATATGATGATTTTGGAAAGCTTACATTAAAATCATTAGATAATATGCGTGTTGGATCCGGTGATACATTTTTGATGATTGATGAAGAAAGCGGTGAAGATTTTGAATATAAGTCATCAATAGACAGTGATACTTACAACAAAATAAAGCTTACTTACGATAATGAAGATACTGGAACCAGAGAAATATATATCGCCCAATCTGGGGCGAATATTAACAAGTGGGGTATGTTGCAATACTTTGATACCTTGCAAAAAGGGGAAAATGGACAAGCAAAAGCGGACGCATTATTGAAGCTATATAACAAGAAAACCAGAAATTTAAAACTAACAAATGTCTTTGGTGATAATCGGGTTCGGGCTGGATCACTGATTATTGTAAATTTGTCTTTGGGAGATATGACAGTAAAAAATTTTATGCTTGTGGAAAAATGCACACATACTTACAAAGAGTCAGAACACTGGATGGATCTGACATTGCGAGGGGGTGAATTTATTGCCTGATGCAACAGAATTGGTCAAATTGCTAAAGAGGACGGCACTGGATGCGGTAGCTGCATCAAAACCACCTAATGTGATGTTTGGAAAAGTGATCAGTGAATCACCACTAAAAATCAATGTGGAACAGAAAATGGTACTAACTGCAAAACAGTTAGTCCTTTCACGAAACGTCACAAACTACAGAACTAAAATTTCTATGCATTCTGCTGACGGTTGGATCACGGATCAGGGACAGGGTATCAACAGATCAGAATGCTATATCACTATACATAATGGCTTGGTTGTCGGTGATAAAGTAATTCTGATTCGTCAGCAGGGTGGACAAAAATTTGTGGTATTAGATCGGATTGGAACATGATTCCTTCCACAAGCGGCTTTTTAACCGCAGATCTGCAAGTAGAAAGACAACCGAGCAAAACTTATAAGATGGATCTGGAAGGGAATACCACAAGAGGTTTTACGGATGATTTGGAAGCTATGAAACAGGTTGTGTTCAAAATCTTGAATACAGAGCGTTATGTTTACCCCATCTATTCTTGGAACTATGGTATAGAAACCATGGACTTATATGGAGAACCTGTTTCGTGGGTATGTCCGGAGCTTGAAAGACGTATAACAGAAGCATTGACCTGGGATGATCGAATTAACAGTGTATCAGATTTTGATTTTGATTTATCTAAAAAAGGTATTGTACATGTTTCTTTTGTAGTCAATACTATTTTTGGAGACATCGAAACAGAAAGGACGGTGAATTTTTAATGTATGAAGATACAACGTACAATGTGATACTTGATCGGATGCTTGCCAGGGTCCCAGATACATTAGATAAAAGAGAAGGATCCGTCATTTATGACACGCATTCGCCAACAGCCATTGAACTCCAAAGTTTATATATGGAGTTAGATTCGTTAATTATGAATGGATATGGTGATACAGCTGCAAGAGATTTTTTAATTCTACTTTGCAAAGACCGCGGAATCACACCAAAGTCAGCAAGTAATGCAATTCTTCAGGGAAAATTTACCCCGACAAGCATTAAAGCAAACACATTGATCAATCAACGATTTAACATTGACGATTTGAATTATCAAGTAATTGATGTAATTGATGAAAATGCTGGAACCTATCGTGTGCAATGCGAGACAGCCGGTGAAACAGGAAATCAGCATCTGGGTAGTATGATTCCCATGGATTACATTCAAAACTTGGAAACAGCAACATTAACAGAAGTGCTAGTGCCTGGCGAAGATGAAGAAGATACGGAAGCGCTAAGGGAACGTTATTTTGACAGTTTTGGTGAATTTGCTTTTGGTGGAAACCGTTCAGACTACCTGAACAAAGTTCATTCTATTCAAGGTGTTGGGGGTGTCAAGCTGGAAAGAGTGTGGAATGGCAATCTTAGACCGGCTGACATGATCCCCGATGAAAGTGTTCAATCTTGGTTCAGCGAGCAACAGTCACTTCCTGAATCCGTGCAAAAGTGGTTGGATACTGTATATACAGCAGCAGAAAAAAAGTTATTGACTGTAGGGGGTACAGTGCTGATTACCATTACAAATGCAAGTGACTATGGGGAAGCAAGTAGTTCACCAGGCGGTCTAGTGCATACAGTGCAGCAGACATTGGATCCAACTGAAACAGCTGGGGAAGGGTACGGACTGGCCCCTATTGGGCATGTGGTTGCAGTACATAGTGCAGCACCAGTGACAGTCCAGGTTAAGACACATATATCTTTTAACACTGGTTATACTTGGCAAGATATGAAAGAAATAGTTGAAAACGCTGTATCTGAATATTTGCTATCATTAAGAAAATCGTGGGAATCTAACGATTATACAGTGGTGCGTATATCACAGTTAGAAGCAGCAATTCTTGCGTTGGAAGGAGTAGTAGATATTGATAATACAACACTCAATGGGAGTGCGAACAACCTGATACTGACAAAATATCAGATCCCAGTGTTTGGGGGTGTGAGCGCATGATCAGGCAAGTTGATCTAGTATCATATCTACCCCCATATCTCCAAGCATACAGGGAGCAGGTTGCAGCATTAGCAGCTGAAAATCCAGAATTTCTACTTATATGGGATGCGGTCGATAAAGTGTTGTATAATCACTTTATCTGTACCGCGGATGAATATGGAATCAGTCGCTATGAGAAGATCTTAGGGATTAGACCCACTGAAGATGATAATCTTGAATCCAGAAGATCCAGAGTACAGATTCAGTGGGTTAATTTAGTTCCGTACACCATGCGAACTTTTGTCCAAAAACTAAAAATATTGTGTGGGGATACATCTTATGCAGTTAGTGGAAATTTTAAGGAAAATTACGAGCTATCAGTGATAACGGATTTGGAAAATGTCGGTCAGGTTGATGAGTTGAACAACCTGTTTCAAGAGATTCTTCCGATGAATCTTATCATTAACTCAAAGAACAATATTCCAATTAACGTGAAGACAGATTCACGTTTTGGTGGACGAATGACCACACATGCAGAAATAATCATAACACAAGATTTTAGTGAAAAATCAGATTTACACAACCAGGCAAAAGCTGGATCAGCGGTTGTGTATACTGAAATCATTAAAATATAAAATGAAACAGAAAGGAAAAAAGAAAATGGCTGAATTTTCAAAACTGTACTTGACGAAACGTGGACAGGCTTTGGTTGCTAAAATCATAGCAGGTGAAACAACTATCCAGTTCACAAAAGTCAGTACATCTTCCAGAGTATACGCTGAAAGCGCATTGGAAGGATTAACTGCACTGGAAAATGTGCAGCAGACAAACAATGTTACCAAAGTTACAATTTCTAACGACACTAATGTTCGTGTAGAAACAGCATTCACGAATGAGAAGTTAACCGCTGGTTACTATCTTCGTTGCCTAGGCTTATATGCAAAGGATCCTACACAGGGGGAAATCTTGTATGCAGTATGCGTGGAGACATCCGGACTGTGTTACATGCCAGCTTATAACGGTGTAACCATTTCAAGTGCTTATATCCAGCTATATACTACAGTAGGTAACAGTGATAATGTATCCCTTGCAGTATATCCAGGAGCATACGCAACCATTGAAGACATCGGTGAGCTGGAAGCAGAAATTGCTGATCTTCGTGCCTATGTTGGCTACACAGATGCTGATATCTATGGTGTGGAAGTTGACTTTGTAAACAAGAAATTTACAAGACTTGCTGGTGCTGT